CCTCGAAAGAGGGTCCGGTGGCTAAGTCCTGTCACCAGGAAGTGCCACGAGAAGATTAGTTTTCTTCAACGCGTGTGCTTGCGCACGTTTTGTCTTAAGCGACGTCTGCTTGGGGTATCCGACTCCAAAGGGCTAGATGACACATCTAGAACAGTTGTTCCCTCTGAAGGTCCTTTTTGTATCTTCCCATCGTGTTGTAGGCAACCCACCCAACGAAAGGTAGAATTACCTAACTCGGGGGGGACCCTTCGACGGACGTCAATGTAAAAAGTTACATTGGTTTCCCCGTTAGGGAAAGCGACGATGTCGAGACAGCATAAATGGGATACTATGTCCCGCCATTAGAGGGTAGGGAGTAACACTCCCGCCTCACGGGCAGCTAGTTCAACTCAAGTTTAGTCTTGAGGGTGTGACTTGGTACTGTAACGGCTCTGGTACTCTGTAAGTTGGTTCTTTTGAACTGTAAATACAGACTCTGACGTGTTTAGTCAGTGTCTGGGGGCTTATTGGGTATTGGATGTCGGTTATGGCAACCATAGAGGTTAACCACCTGGGCTTCATCGCCTGCCTGCAGCCCGCTCGCCCTTACGGGGGCCTGTGGAAACTGAAGGATAGCTTTATCCTACGAAAGTAGGGTATTGCTGGTTATTATATTATATAATAAACAACAATGACACTGAAATCAGCTTTACAGTTGAAGACAGCGTCAGCTATTTGGCAAAAAGCCGTAAAAAGCTTTTCGTTACTGTCGGAGCGGCTCGTGAGAGCTGTTCCGATGGTAATAGGTGTTCAAACTCGTGGTTGGGTTAAGACCGTGTTCCACTTTTCAAGGCTCTGTATTGAGCTTAAGCGTAACCAGGGATCACGTGGACTTGCCATCTTTTTGAAAGCAAATCTTTTGATTATTCAAAGGTTAGCTGCCAAAAATGTTGTCAGAAACCCACGTGAAGCTGGCGTTGCTATTTCCGTAACTGGCTCGGGTGTCCCTAGGTGGATTCCAGTTCCTCATCGTAAGCGATTGCTACGTGGGGAGCTCCTAGTGTTTAGATTTTATCTCGGTCTTCTTTCGCTCTATCGGGCGTTAGATTATCGGGGTAAGCTTTCACTATCCACGATAACGGACCCTGGAGCGGCAGTGCCCCCCGCTGTGATGGGAGAGTTTGACGGATTCTTGCGAATCTTTCTCGCAAACCTATTGCAGTTTGGGGTGAAGCCGTATTTGGGTGTTCGCGATCGTGAGGACTCAGTCTTTTGGGGTCAACCCAATGGATTGAGGGGAGCTCGTCGCCTAGTTCTATTGGCTGCGAAGAGGGTCTGGAGTTTTACTTCAGGACCCAATTCTAAGTTTACTAAGACGCTATCCGTCGGGAATGCATGGGCTGACGCGATCGCGATTCATTCGCGACCGTGGCTCTGGGGCCTAGTAGAACTGTTTCACAGTTTTACCGGTTCCGCGCCCATGGCTGATTTAGCTTGGTCTTCTGATCTCGATAGAGTATCGGAGGATTGGACAAAAGTCAGTCATGAAGCGCAGTCTAAGGACGGTGGGAAACCCAGTTTCTCACTGGATACACCTTGGGCTGGACAGGCTCAGTATGACGTCGGTAGTCTTAGTGTCATAGAAGAACCTGGGAAGAAACGGATTGTAGCAATGGTCGATATTTGGACCCAATGGGCCTTATATCCGTTGCACCGCTTCCTATTCGATCACGTCTTGGGTAAAATACCACAAGACGGGACTTTTAATCAACAGAAACCAGTACAAAAGTTACTGGAATCTGCGAAAAAGAACGGTAGAACGCACTTTTGGTCGTTTGACCTTAGTGCGGCGACTGATAGATTGCCTGTTGTGTTTCAGGTATTGGTTTTGGCGGCATTTACCCATTTGGGGTATGCATCTGCTTGGCGAGAATTACTCGTCGACCGTTGGTATAGAACTCCAAAAGAGTTCTCTACCACGATTGGGGGGCCAGATGCTGCACGCGTTAAGTATGCAGTAGGTCAACCAATGGGTGCCTATTCCTCATGGGCTATGTTAGCCTTAACTCACCACGCCATAGTCCAGTACTGTGCCTGGAAAGTAGGACATGTTGGTTGGTTTACCTGGTATGCCGTGCTCGGTGACGATATCGTGATCTGTGATCGTGATGTCGCTGACGAGTATGTACGGTTCATGGGTATTATTGGGGTGAAAATTGGTTTTCACAAATCAATTATTAGCTCTAATTCTACCCTCGAGTTCGCAAAGCGATTTTATGTTAGAGGGGTGGACGTGAGTCCACTTTCTTTATCTGGGATTGCTGTAGGTTGGCTCGGACCTGGATTTATTCCAGAGGTCTTGAGTGCCTGTGAATCTCGGCTTGGTACACAGATATCTATGTATCAAGTGGCCCGTTACATGGGTATCGGTTTTAAAGCGGCGTCTGGGGTATCTAACAAGGTACTCTGGGCAATGCCTAAAATCCTTACCTCCGCACTTCTTCTCCTCTTGCGTCCGGGCGCACCTCGGGGTGCAGTCTCGCTTTTCGACTGGTTTACCGCTATCACTTTTGATGGCGCGGCCAGGGGGAAAGTGAGAGATAGTGCCGAGGAAAAATTCTTCGGTATTATCTGGACGGAAGCGTGTGATTCCATCTTGGGTCCTGCTGTTAAACGGCTAAAAACCGTAACGCAGAAGCTTATCCTACCTTATCGAGGTAGAGGTAAGCCTGAGCTCGAGAAATCGAGACAGATTCATGGCCTAGGCCATGGGTTCACTAAAGATTATCACGTGTGGTTTGATGGTCTCGTTGTACCTGCCTTTATGGGCAAGTTCCGCGCGGCCATTGACCGAGGCGGAGACTTACTTCGTAAGGCTAAACAGGTGTGGGATCGTGAGGGTAATCTTCGGAAAGCCCTTGCACTTATCGAGCAAGGACTCGCTGAGCTGGCGCTTGTTCCTTTGGAGGTTGGGTTGCTCCGTCGGGAAGAAAAGAAAGACACGGGTGTGTCTTCTGCTCAACTTGAGGGTGTGATCCTCCCAAGATCGGTCAAGCGTTGGCGTAGCGTGTTCAAGCTCGTCGACCGTAAGGGTCAGAAAAGCCAAAAAAGGCGGCCTTATTCAAGTCCTAAACCTTTTGCAACTAGAGTAATCAAGTTGTAGGTCTTTTCAGTGTAGATCTTACCCTAAATACCCACCACACTTCACGTGTGAGAAGCGTGATTTCAGGGAGAGAACACCGTCCCTCAATGGTCTGAGAATTTCAGATTCAAAGAGAATAAATAGATAACGCGTCTTAAGCGACACATTGTCCGG